GTGAGGGGCACCCAGTACTTCGGTACAACACCCTTCTACCTAAGGTTAGTTTTACTAACTAAGGTAGTTGCAAGAATACCTCTTCTTTGGTTTCCAAACAAGAGGCCCTTCCATACGAAAGGATTCGTAACGTGTCGAAAAGCGTCTACAAATCACTGAACGAACCTTCGGTTGCTGAAGAGTGGACTGGCTTGCCAGACCATACTCAACAGCACCCGCAGATTCCTCCGCGATTTTGGATGCAATCGGCGTTCGGAACACAGGCCCTCGAATTAACTGCGGGACACCCTTACCATAAACTTGGTAAAGGTATCGCAGATATTGGAGGAGTCTTTCGGGTAGTTCGTAGAGAATACAGCGAGCAAATTCAGCCCGCTGTGCTCAATCGAACTTTTGCGTCAGATACTAACGCGTCAGCGTATAACTTCCATGGGAAGTATTATCCGATGACGGAGTCAGTAGAAGACAAGGATTTTCCGATTGCCCTTGAAGTATCAGATGAAGATCTGATATCTCTTGGTACAACCGCAATTTCCAATGTCCTGCCGACCAACCCGATAAACAGTGCTGTGGTCAGTCTCGGAGAGTTGAGGGCGGAAGGAATTCCGTCCTTAATAGGTGCCAACACCTGGCTTGATCGTACTCGGAGCGCGCGTAATGCGGGCTCCGAGTATCTCAATGTCCAGTTTGGTTGGATGCCTCTTGTTTCCGATATTCAGGGTTTTGCGAAGACTGTTGAACGATCTGATGAGATCGCTCGCCAGTACGAGCAAAATGCTGGTAAACCACAACGCAGACGTTACGAGTTTCCAACTGATAGTACCAATTCTAACAGTATTGAGTTCGACTTCTTGCCGAGCCCAGCACTGAAGGTTGGCTATTGGTTGGACACTGGGTCAAGGATCACTTACGTATCCGTAAGGACACGCACTTGGTTTTCCGGTTCCTTCACGTACTATCTACCTAAGTTAGGTACGAATGCACGTGACCTTGCTATAGCTAAGAAGCTATATGGCGCCAGGTTAACACCTGACGAGGTCTGGAATTTGACCCCCTGGTCCTGGGCTGTCGACTGGTTCACTAACATGGGCGATGTTATTGCCAATGCTAGTGCTTTCTCAGATGACGGCCTTGTGATGCCTTATGGCTACATCATGTCTGAAACAGCACATGAAGTAACCTACTACACCTCCGGCGCCAAGATGAAACGTCTTGGCAAAGAAGTTGTAGGAAGCCAGACCCTCACTACTACAGTGAAGAAAAGGCTCAAGGCAACACCGTATGGATTTGGACTAGATCCCTCATCGCTTTCGGTGAGGCAATGGTCCATCCTTGCTGCCCTTGGTCTTTCTAAGGGCAGTAGAGGGATGATGTACGACTAGACATAGTCGTGCGTTAATCCTAACAAACTTACAAGACAAAATCTGTCTTGTAAGGCGGGTCTTACCCGCTTAGTCAGGAGTAGCGCTAGTGCTCACCGATCCGCAATCCATCACAATCAACGCTGTTGCCAAGTCGCTTAAGCGAACTGGCATGGGCGAGGACACTGGAACCTTTCGTTCCGTTGACCAAGCCTATCGGCTAAGCGTCACGCACGCTTATTCTAAGCGTACGCGGCGCACAGCCCGCGTTGATTATAAGGTGACGCAAGCTGACGTCATGGATTCATCTCTGATGGTTCCGTACACAGCGGCCTGTTATTTGGTCGTTGATGTACCGAATGTCGGAGTGAGTCGTGCCGATCAGGGACATCTGGCAATCGGTTTTTGTGACTGGTTGTCAGCGTCCGGGTATACTAACCTTGGCAAACTCCTTGACGGAGAGAGCTAAGAACAGTACATACCCTTGTGTCCTTGTCTTTCTGGGGGAGTGAAAACTCCCCCAGGAAGGTGATGGGAACTGGATCGAGCATCTGGCGATGGACTACAAACCCCTTAACTAAGGAGGAAGTAGTGAAAAGCCATTTGCTACTCTTGCAATGTTTGCTCAATGATATGGGCAAACAGGGTTGCACCAGCACCAGCAACGATTTCAAAAAGATCGTTGCAAGGGTTGAAAACGAGGGGCTATCGTTTTTAACGATAGCCTTACCTCAATTTGGAAAAGACTTCGAAAAAAGTCTAGACCAAGGCGAGGTAGCTCAATCATCTTTTGTAGGTTATGCAAAAGATGGGCGTCTCCCGAAATTTCTTTCGGGTTTCACCAGCCTTGTTTTCGATTCTGGCACTGGACGTTTGGTCGATGAACCATCAATTCCAGCTATTAGATTTGTTCGACAGATTTGTAATCTGTTTGGCAAAACTTACCTTCCTTGCAGTGATGCAAGGACGGAGGCTGCTTTTGATTCTTTCATCGATTGTGAGCGTCAACTTAAGGCGTCAGAACAATCAATTGATTACGACGATTATCGTCGTGCTCAAAAGGTTGCAATGACATTGTTCGGGAACGATGTTCTTCCTTACGTAGATCGTAAGATCTATGAAAGTGAACTAATTCCTAAACATGGACCGGGCGCAACCGCTGATCGTCTTAGAGGGAACTCTAAGTATGAACTTCGGTCGTGGACGGTACGCTTGCAAGAGGTCTTCGATTACTCGGAGTACCTCTTTCCAAGCGTCTCTCATTTTCTTGAGAGTCCACCTATCGAGTTGACCGAACCCGGATCTGAGTTACCTGTTAAGGTAGTTACAGTTCCTAAAACGCTCAAAACCCCGCGAATCATCGCGATAGAGCCGGCATGTATGCAATACATGCAACAGGCAATATTGCGTGAGCTCGTGTATGCACTACAACGGAGTGACTCCCTTTGTAGCTCATTTATCGGTTTCAAGCACCAAGAGCCTAATCAGCTCATGGCACTGACAGGTTCCCTTGACGGGAGCCTGGCAACACTCGATTTGAGTGAAGCATCCGATAGAGTTTCGAATCAGCTCGTACGATATCTATTTGCCCCCTTCGCCTGGTTTTCCAGGGGTTTGGACGCAACTAGAAGTCGGAAGGCTGATGTACCTGGAAGAGGCGTAATTCGTCTCTCCAAGTTCGCATCTATGGGTTCAGCCCTTTGCTTTCCAATCGAGGCAATGGTCTTCTTGACCCTTGTCTTTTATGGAATTGAAAAGGTGCTCAAACGTCCTTTGACCAAGGAAGACTTTCTTGACTTCCAAGGAAAGGTGCGTGTCTACGGGGACGATATTGTTGTCCCTGTAGATTTTGTGCATTCCGTCGTCTCCACTCTACAAGATTTCGGTCTTGTAGTTAACGAGAGTAAGTCTTTCTGGACTGGTAAGTTCAGAGAGTCTTGCGGAAAGGAATATTATGACGGTTTTGACGTTAGTGTTGTCAAAGTTCGCCATCTTCTTCCGTCCCGACGGAGTCACGTTCCTGAGATTGTCTCTACTGTCTCTCTGCGTAACCAGCTTAACGCTGCTTGCTATGAAGAGACCGTCGAGTACTTGGATGGACTGCTTAAGAGGTTTATTCCTCTTCCTGCTGTACTTCCTAGTTCTCAGGGGCTTGGTACACATGATCTCTTTGGATCCTTCGATTCACAGAGACAATGTGCGAACCTACAGCTGCCCTTAGTCTGGGCTGCTGTAGTAGTAGGCAAGTCCCCTCCAAGTTTCTTGGATGGGCCTGCTGCCATGCTCAAGGTGTTTCTCAACCAAAGTTTTGAACCTTTGGAAGAGGGACATCTAGAACGTGCTGGACGTCCTGCTGCCGTCTACCTTAAGCGCAGGTGGGTGTCCTCGGTTTAACGAGGATACGATTCCGGGAAACCGGAATGCGAGGGGTCTTGTGCCTCTCCCATTGGAGAGGTGCTTGGTCTTATCTAGACTAAAATCTAGATAAGGCTGGTCCGGAC